GGCTTTTGGCGCACCAGCAAGAGCGTCTCGCCCTCAGGTGCCAAGTTGGTTAGAAATTCTATAAATTGCGACTGGTTAATCATCAACACCACCTATCCCTTTCCATAACGGTTCATTACACTAACCTCCGCGTCTAAGGGTAAACCCTCAGCCCACACAGGCGGGTCACACATAATGTCTTTTAGTTGCTGCGCGATTGTCTCTGCCTGATCTTTTGGTGCCTCTAGCACGATCTCGTCGTGCACCGTGGCAATTACCTTGTAGTCCTGATCTAACCTCCGTAACGCCACACGTAACACGTCATTGGCTGCCGCTTGGCAAATGTTCTCAGCAGCTAGCCCAGGCCATAACCGCGCCCGTGGCCACTCTTTAGCATCTGCGGCAGGTTTCCATGACGCCTTAGCGTACGACACCCCATCAGCATCAAGTCTAGCGTATGGATAGCAGAGAATACGGCCAGACGGCAGGGCATACCATAGGTGCAAACCATCAAACAAGTACGTCACACGGCCAGCAGTAAACTCGCGCTTAGGGTTGCGCATGGCTCTCAAATACGCACCGTCAAGCGCACCCCAGTAGGCCACAGCCCACGGGTTAGCGCGCCGCCATGCGTCCACCATGCGTTTTGATTGGGCCTCGGGCAGCAACACGCCATAGACGCGACCCATAGCCGTGAACGCGCCGATGCCGCCCATGTAGCCGCAGGCAAGCTCCATAACCTTCTGTAGCTGCCTCTCGTCAGGCGTGATGTCAGTGATCGGCACGGAGAGGCGCTTACTGGCCTCAGCCTTATACACATCCAGACCCGATCGGAAGATGTCTAGCTTAGCCTCTGATGTCGGGTGGTTGGCGAGCCACGGGTTCATGCGCGCCTCGATCGCCGCCCAATCCGCTACAATCAGCACATGCTCAGGCGCAGGCACCAGCGCAGGGCGTAGCATTCCCTTTAGCACATCGGTCACCCGCCGCCCGTACTTAGGCACGATCGCGTGACCACGCACCATCGCCTGCCGCACCTCGGCGGGATCCTTGACGGTCTTACGCGGCATGTTGTGCACCTGAGCGCCATAGGACGCCAAGCGCCCCGTAGCAGAGCCGCCAGCGAACACGAACGCGCCCCGCACCCGTTGATCTTCGTCGTCAGCTAGATTGGCTAGCCGGTTAAACTTGGCGGTGCTAGATGCCCACGCGTCGTCTGCGCACTGGATCACATCGGCTACGGCAGGCGGCACTTGGTCGGGGTTTTCCTCAGCTAGTAGCAATAAGTTCCCACGCACCGTCTTATCAATGCTGTACTTTTCCTCGCCGTCCTTATAGGTAAGCATCAAGGCCTTAGCCTCATCGCCCACCCGCGCTAACACCCACTCGCGCATCTTGGGGCTGCGCACAGATGCGATCTCGCCTTCTGTCACCTCGTCAACTAGCGTCTCAATCTCGGTCAGCTCTTGGGCCGCGTAGCGCACCGCAGCACGGCACAGATCCACGTCAATGAGTAGCCCGCGATCGTTGACCCGTTCGTTTATCTGGTAGTCCAGCAGTTCCTCAGCCGATAGCTCCCGCATGGCCTTAGATATTGCCCGCATAGCCCGCACGTCTTGCAGGGCATAATCGCCAAGTTCAGCTAGCACCTTCGGGTCTTGGCTAAAGGGCGGCAGGCAGCATAAGCGCACCAGTTGCTTACCGCGATGATCTTTGCGCATACTGACAGAAGCAAACCGGCCCACATCTTCTAGGCTACCAGGCGCACAGTTTGACCGCGCTTGGGCCGCCGTGCAGTACCAGCGATCAAGCGCCGGCACGGGCAGGTCATAGTCAGGGCAGACGACGTGCCATGTCAGCAGACGATCGAAGCTAGCATTGTGAGCGCGGATCTGACCGCCAGATGCGAAGTAGTCTTTTAGCCTAGCAGGCACCGGCTCATGGCCCCACCATAACTGCACGTCCTCATCATCAAACGCATAGGCTGCGCATAGCATCTTGGTAGACGGGTGCAGGCTGTAGTTATACGAGCCGCGCGATATAAGGTCGCACTCGCTTTTTGATTCGTAATCAAGCCAAAGCATTAGACTGCACCCCATTGTTTAGCCATTGCGTCAGCTATACCTTGGTAAGTCAGGCTTCTTAATTTCCATCTGTCTTTACTCGGGGGCATTTTATGTACTTTAGCTTCTCGGCCTTCAACGATATTTGTAGGCGTTAACTTAGGTAAATTTTTTAACCACAAACAAGTTGCTTTTGTTTCACCGTGGCCGTACTGCCAAGGCTGAATAATTTGATCTGGCCGTCTAATTTTGCTGCTAATAATTGATATGGGGTTTTCTAACGCTATCTTTTTAATCGGCGCGGCTAATAATTTTTCAACAAAAGCTAACGCGTCTAGCTGTTCTTGTTTTTTATCTTTAAACCATCTAGCGCCGGACACGGCTAAATGCGTGCATGGTGGGTGGGCGATCATCAGATCCCAGCATTGGTCAAGAATATCTAAAACGTCGCCTTGATAATGCGGGCCAACGCTTTCTGTCGGTAATAAATCACAACTCATTGCGTCATGCCCCGCAGATATAAACGCATTTCTGACAACGCCAGAATACTCGCAAGCAATAAGAACTTTCATAGCAAAAAAAGCAGAGAACCTTTCGGCCCCCTGCTTTATCCCCTTTCTTAGGCCGCGCGACGACGACGACGTACAGCTTGGTCAGCTTGCGGCTCTGCTGGCTCATCTGCGCCTTCTTCGCTTGCGGCCGTATCTGATTCGCCGGTCATAGCGACCCACTCGATCACCTCAAACACCGGCGTAAAAATCTTGCCGTAAGACTTATGCTGGTAATGATCTTTCTTCAGACGAATGACAGGCACGGGTTTAGCCTGATCCTTTTCTACCTGCTCAGCGATTGCGACAGCCAACGCCTGCACAGCACGCTTGCCGCCCACGGATGTCGTTGTAAAACGAGCCTCCATGTTTTTGTCTTCGCCGGTCAGGCATTTTAGCGACATGCCCACTTGCGTTTCCCAGCCTTTCTTGGCGTTAGGCGGTGCGGCCTCAAGCTCAGGCAGTGGTTGCGATACTGACACCACCTTCTCAGCTAGCACCTCACCATCACCCCACGCAATAAAGCCGTGGGTGAACGAGAACGGGTTAACAGCCCATGTTGCATCGTCATCAACTTCAGTTTGATCGGCGCCATAGACCCAGTAGCCTGCTTTATCCATCTTTAAAATTACTGAACCTACTGGCCCTACTTCACTTTGAATTGACCGAAGTGCCGTTGACAAGGACTGAACTGCAGGCAGATTGGCTGTATTGAACGTTACGAGATTTGACATTTTTGTTTCCTTTACACTAGTTTAGAAAGGGCTTGCGTTAACTGCTTGCCCACGTTTAACACGGCAGGCCGAGAATCACTCTCCGGCGCTAACGTGCTGCCTGACGACACTGCCACAATAAGCTCATCGGGCAATGCCACCTTGCGCTTTTTAAGTAGCTTCTCAGCCCCTGCGGGCGATAGCAACTCGGGATCTTTGTACGGGTTAATTTTTTGCTCTAATAAAAATTTTTCAGCCGCCTTGTTATCCGTCCACTGGCGAGTAGCGCGTTTACCAACTAACTTCCAGCCAGGCACGGGAGTGTCATTCTCTATCATTTTGTGGGCAAGCGCCCGTAAATCTGTAATCCATTCTTCAAGTAAATTAGCCTGCGTCAGATACACGCCTATATGACTAGCGGGTAAGTTATCAAGCTGCACCTTTAACGCGCGGTCTACTGCACCCGTCATCTGCGGGCAGACGGGCTTAGCCGCGCACCACCGGCAATGGCTGCCTGCTTTAAGCGGTGCGTCAGTCTCGGTCGCTAAGTTAACCGCCCGCACTAACTCTTGCTCAAACTCAACCAAGCGGTCAATAGTGGTTTTCCAGCGCTTAATATACGGCGGCTGAATGATGACTAGCTCAACTTCTTTTGCGCCTTCAAAGACCCATTTGGTCGCCTCGGTGTGCATTGCAGCACGGGCGTAAAACATTAGCTGATAATTGTTTTCAGCGTCTACCGCAACGCCTGAACCAAACTTCCAATCAAGAACCACAGCAGTGCCCCCAAGCCTACCCAGAACATCACAAGAGCCAAACACGCCAGTAAGTAGGTCGTTAAACCCCACTTTTTGTTCCACCATGAACGCCATTTCATAATTCGTATCCACTTCTTCAAATAGTTTTAACGCAGGAATTAGCTTGTCCTCTACTAATTCTTCTGTCAGCTCAATGCCTTCATACTTGCGGCCAATAAAATCATACGGGTATTTGTCTGTCCCTACCAAATCAGCGATAACCTCGTGAAGTAAGGTGCCGGTGTCAGCGTCTTTGCTTGATGGCTTTGGTGGCATCTTGGCAACTAGCGCCACAGAGCCTGGACAGTTGATGACGCGGCTTGCAGTCGAGCCGCCAACGATTACTGAATGCTTCATTTTTACCCTCACTTGTCTTGTTTAGAGATTTCATAATATCATATGCAAAAGGGTTGTCAAGAAGTTTTTAACAGGGTAGAATAAAAATATGTTAGAAAAAGAAATCGAGAAGTATTTAGTCTGGCACGTAGAGACTGCAGGCGGCATGGCGTATAAGTTCGCCTCGCCCTCGCAGCGCGGTGTAGCCGATCGGGTGGTGTGTATGCCGGACGGCCAGACGTGGTTTATAGAATTAAAACGCCCGCAGGGCAGGCTTTCCGAACTGCAGCAGCTATTTGCTAAGGAGATGAAAGTTTTAAATCAGAAGTACGCATGTCTTTGGTCAAAGGAAATGGTAGATGCTTGGATTAAGGCCGTATCAGAACGCCGCGTGTGACTTTTTGTATGAGCGCGATCGGGCGATGGTGTTGGCACCCGTGGGCGCCGGCAAGACCGCCATTACGCTAACCGCCATGAGCGAGATGTTGCGCGATGGCCACGCTAAACGGTTCCTTGTGCTAGCCCCATTGCGGGTCTGTAAGGACGTCTGGCCGACTGAGCGCGACAAGTGGGCGCCTAACCTCACGATGGCTGTAGCCGTGGGAACTGCCGCTAAACGGGCGGCTGCGCTTGCCTCTACCGCGCAGGTGGTCGTCACTAACTACGACAACATCCAGTGGCTGTGCGAGCAGCGGTGGAACTTTGACGCGATTGTGTTCGATGAGCTGACACGACTAAAAGACCCGTCGGGCAAGCGCTTCAAAGCCTTATGGAAGAAGATAGACGCAGTGCGCATACGCTGGGGGTTGACCGGCAGCTTTACCAGTAACGGGTTAGAGGACACCTTTGGGCAGTGCAAGATCGTTGACCAGACGCTGTTAGGCCGCGCTAAGGGGGCGTTTTTGCAGCAATATTTTATCTGTCTGAGCCGTGAGCACGGGCAGTGGATACCCGCGCCAGGCGCGCTAGAGCAGGTCATGGCGCGGATTAAGCCGGCCACGTTTTTACTAGATGCTGGCGTCTATAAGGACACCTTGCCGCCGCTTAACACCGTGGAATTACGGTGCGACATGCCGGATCGGACACCGTATGAGAAGATGAAACGCGACTTTGTTGTGCAGTTTCCTGACGCCACAGCCATTGCCGCAAACGCCGCCGTGGTAACAGGTAAGCTATCCCAAATGGCCGCTGGCTTTGTGTACGACACGCAACGGCGCCCCAACCCTGACGTGCCTGGTAAGTTTATCGTCACGCAGCGCCCCGTGTGGTTTAGCACTCACAAGTTCGACTTGCTGGATGAGCTGCTGTCTGAGAACCAGCACGCCAATACGATCGTCGCGTACAACTTTAAAGAGGAACTAGCCCAGCTAAAGGCTAAATACCCCGACGCTCAGACGTTAGATGACGCCAACGTGATTGACCGTTGGAACACGGGCCAGATTGAGCTGCTGCTGCTACACCCCAAGTCTGCCGGCCACGGGCTGAACCTGCAGCATGGCGGCTGCCGGATCGTCTGGCTATCGTTGCCGTGGTCGCTAGAACTCTACGAGCAGACGATCGGGCACCGTAGCGGCCAAAAGCATGAGGTGTGGAATTACGTGTTGCTTACGAACAACACTATTGATGACCGTATCTGGGGCGCCTTGCACGACAAGCGGGCTATATCCGACATTGCTATGGAAGAACTGAAATGAAACAGTTAGTAAATCTTAAGCTAAAGCTACAAATAGCTAAAAAAGAATTAAGAATACGTCACAGAACTTTTAACTCATCGCGCAAGGCATACGAGCGCGTGTCAGACCGCATTATAAATTTGGAGAAACGCATTGAAAACTACGTGGCGAAAGCTAAACGATAACTTAGCCGGTATGACCGAAAATGAGGTGCTAAGCGCGCTAAACCATGAGCTAGACAACCTAAAGCGGGTGTCTATATTGGAGCGCCTGCACCAGCGTTATTGCGCGCTTAGGTCTACCAGAGAACGAATAGAAATTTTATCTAAGGCAAGAGCACTTTAAATAGGGGGTGGCTTATGGATGAGGGGCCAGATTGGTTTTTAGTTAACCAGATTGTAACTAAGGCGTACCAGTATCAAGAGGTAATAGACCCGCCGCTAGAATCTATCCGCATGGCGTGGCCGTTTAAGACAGATGCCGAGCGCTTGGTTATTAAGAAATGGTTTAAAGACGTTAGCAAGCGAGCATGCGCGACTAAGCTCGCAGATATGGAGCGAGCATGGCTATAACCGAGGCGCAGGTATGGTGGGCGCGATCTGGGCTAGCCGAAGCGGCAGCTATCGAGGTGGCGCTATTTATGGTGTTTTGTGTGGCGTTAATTATTTACCTTGCGTGGAGGGATAGATGAAAAAGACGACAGCTAAATTGCCCTACATATGTAGCGACTGCCATGAGCCATGCAAAGAAGTCGTCAGAGATTTTGGCATTGGAAAGTATGAATACTGGGGATACATGTGTTCCGACCACGACTACCAAGAGGTGAGCCACTGCTGCGATGCTGAGTGCTTGGATGAAGACGAGTGGCTTGAGCGCATGGAAGAGGAACGACTTGAAAAGGAGTATGGAGAATGACCCAACCCAAACTTACCAAACAACAAGCCGAGGTGTTGCGTTGGGTGCAACAGGGGTACACCAATAAGCAGATTGCAAAGCGACTAGGTCTGTCTGATTCAACCATTAAGCTCCATGTGGGCGCGGTATTAAAGAAGTATGGTTGTGCAAATAGATCGCAGTTAGCTCTTTTTTCTTTGGCCGGTAAATCAATTCAACTGCCAGAGCAGTTGCCAGAGGATGTGGAGCCAAAGCCATTTGGGTGGGTACTTCGCAAAGGAAAGCAAGTGGTTGCGGTGTCGTTTCAAACAACCCAGCCTGCGCCTGATTGGGAAGCCATGTACACAAAGAGGGGAAAATGAATAAAGAAACGAGAGGAAGAATGAGAGACAAAGAAGACGAAGCACGGATCAAGGCGTACATGGCAGCCAAGATGAAGCACATCAAGATGTACAACGAGTGCATGAACCTTGCCGATGGGCTGGATGTAGAGAAGTTTGCCGAGTTGGTCAGGGCTGATGAAAGGGAAGCGTGTGCGCAGATCGTAGAAGGTGATCCAGATTATGACTGGCACAAATTTTGTTGTGAAGCCGCCGCGAAAATAAGAGCAAGGGGTAAGAAATGAGCGAAAAATTATGTGAAGAAGCAAGCGGGGTAGTGCAATGGTTTGGTGTAATTGACGGAGGTTTCCCCGAAGTAGTGCATATTGGTGGATTCGATATGGGTGAAACCGTAGAATCGTTCAACAAAGCGTGGAAAGAGCATCTAGATGATGCGTTTGATGTTTACCACATGATCTTACGGGAAGATCAGATTCAGTCTTTTGCAATTGACATACTTAGGGCGCTGGAAGAATTAACCCAGCAACGAGTACGGGGAGAAGTGGAATGAAAGTACAAATCAAAACTCTGTTAAAAGAACCGTTTGAACCCGCACCGCCATTGGCAATTCGCATGGCTAATAATTTAGACTTGGCGGTATTAGATCCGATGTGGCCCGATGAAGCAGTAGTGCCTAAATATATTTGTGAGCAAGCTTCTGCTGAACTACATCGGCTACAAAAAGCAAATGAAATACTAATTGAGGCGATGGAAAAACTAGCAAGACTGGGTAACGAACCAATGCTTGGAAACAGTATTGGAAATCGAATCGCACAAGATGCGTTAGAAAAAACAAGGGGTGGGAAATGACAGACCGTGAACTAATGCTGATGGCGTTGGAAGAATTAGAGTCGCTTGCAGATGTTGGTTATGGCGATAAAGGTGTAATTCAAACCCTGCGTGACCGACTAGCGCAGCCTGAACCGGAGCCTGTGGCATGGGCAGACAAATACGACATTGATCGGGAAGGGCATGATTTTTGGGTAAGCCGACAACAACCAGCGAAAAATGGAGTGCCACTCTACACCGCACCTGTACACGCCATCGACATACCGCAAGAACGTGTCGATGAAACGGCAAAACATAAACATGAGCCTGTGGCGTGGCTATCCAAGTGCTACTCAGACGACAACGAAGATCTTGGCTACAACTTGTGGGACATAGACGTGGGCGAGGGTTGCTTTCCCGTGTACCGCGCACCAAAGCAATGGGTTGGGTTTACGCACGAAGAACTTGCTTGGCTAAATGAAGCATTAAATCTTGGTGGGCGCCTTGCGGTTATCGAGGCCATCGAAGATAAGTTGAAAAGGAAGAATCATGGAGTGGATTAGCTTTGTGTTGGGAATGTGCGCTGGCTTTGTGCTCGGCGGGGAACTGATGTATCGAATTATCAAAAGGAGCAGTAAATGAGCACTTTTATTTTGTCGGCTTTATTTGGTGCGGTTTGTGCAGTCATCATGCTTTCGGGCGCTGACGCCGTGGATTGGACACGCTTTAAGTTTTGGGTGGGCACGGTATGGACGGCGGCTACAGAGAAGGCTAAGAAGCTACTACGCCGGCCATGACATTAGAAGATCAGGTCTGGGAAGAAGTCTGCCGCAGGCAAAATTATTTTAGTGCCAAGCAGCTATGCCGCGCCGTGGGGTGCTCGTATTCCTACGCTAAAATGCTGCTTGGCCAGTATGTTGTTAAAGGCATTGTGGAAATGCGGCAGCGCGACAAGACTAAACTTTATAGGATCCCGAAATGAACGAGACGCCCGACTTTGCTTGCTGGACTACGGACAACCTAGTTAAGTTTGCGCAGGACGCGACCGAGCGCATGAAAGCGCAAGACGCCATGATTGAGCTGCTTAAAGCAGACTTGCGTACGGCTATTGAGGCCTATAGATCGCTAATGGCGGTCAATTAAGGCATTGTATTGAGTTTCACATTGCTGGACGGCAGCGTATAGCTTGGCGGCGTCTGCGGCGTATCGGACAAGAAATTCAGCATCTGACCTTGCCAATCGCGTTGGGGGTAATCCATCACAAGGGCAGGAGGCTTCGGGCATTGCGCCGCTATCTGCACGTTCGGAACGGTTGCGCAGGCTGTCAAGAGCACTGTTAAGGGCACTGTTAATAGTGTTGATGCGCGCATCTTTTTCTCTCCGTAAGGTATCAGCCGACCGTTGCAACGCCTGCTCACGCTCACGCGCTTGCTCGGTGGCCTGGGCGTAGGCTTGGGCGTGGGCCTCTGTTAGGCTTGCTATGCGAGCCTCAAGCCGCCAGCCGTTAGTTATCCAGCCTGCGTAAAACAAACTGATCGCCACCGCAACATACGGCAGCGCGCGAATGATTAGCCCCCAAGGCATTGCTTATGTTCCTTTTCGCGTCTAATGGTTAACCCTCGTAAGGGCTTTCCCTTAAATTTATCCCAGCGCAATATCTGATCGCAGGCCGCCTTATATTGGCCTTGATTCAGTAACTTTACAAGAGTTGAGCTACAGAACGCACCAGACCCTATGTTGTAAGAAAGAGACAGATAGGCGTCGTACTCGTGTTGGAATAACGGCACCGTTACGCAGCGCTTAATTGCGCCCTCGAACTTCTGCATGTCTGCTAACGCCCGTTGCAAGGCCTCTACGGGGTTAGTCTTGTCGCCTAACCTTACCCCTTGGGTAGTGCCAAAACCGATCGTAGGAACGTCGCCTGGGACTGGAGTGTAGGCTTCTTCTCTGTAGCCTTCGTGCACCGCTAAGCCGACCAACGCCACGGCTGAAGCCGATAGCGCGGCGACTTGCACCCTGTTCATGGGAGATTTTTCTGCGCCGTTATTCTAGCCACAAAGGCGGCCATGACGACGGCTAGCGTTATGAACTTTAAGTACGGCAGGTCGCGGCCCAAGAACGGCAGTATGGCCTCAATGCCCGTCAGCAGGCCGGCCAATAGGATCAGGCGTATTGACCATGCCTTTTTGACTACCTCTTTCCAGTCGGGCGATAGCATCACTTGTCTACTTTGCTGTCCAATTTAGAGAATATCTTGCCGAGCATTTCTTTAATCTCGGTTATATCTCTATGGTAGTCGTCCTTAGTGACGTACGTTTTAGGCATGTCGCGCACGTCTCTATCCAAACGGTCAACTGCTTTGGTGATGTTATTTAACACCCACCCACCAAAAAAAGCGGCTAAACCTACGATAAGGTTAAATATCATCTGATCCATTTAAAGTTACCTCAGATTATTTTTGTTGTCAGGGGCTAGTTTATTACGAGCTAATTCACGTAGATCGGGTTCCGATCTGTAATCTCTAGGAATGGCGCGAGAGGCTTGTTTTTCTGGGCTGGTTAATCTTTTAGCTGCGCTGCGGCTCAACACGCGGCCTGCTAACGCCCCCGCCGCACCGCCGCCAATTACACCAGGCCCACCAAAAATGGCGCCGCCAACACCCGCACCTAAAGTTCCGGCCACACCTGCGCGTGTAAATCGGTCTATGGGGCTAGCAACAACAGGTCGCATTTGCGTTACTTCAGGGTAATTGCCCGCTATGCGGCCAAGCGCGGCTATGTCGCCGGTTAAATAGTCGTTTTGCGATGTTAATTTGGCTAACTTTTGAATATCTATGTTGCCGGTATTAAAGTCTGTAGCGCGTTCGTAGGCGTAGGTCTTAGCCATTTGAGTACGCGCCTTACGAAATTCTGCTAGCAACTTTTGATCTGTCACATTCTTTTCTATTAAATCTTCCAGCGCGTTAGCAATGGTCATACGGGCGTCAGCCACTTCTACTTGTTCTGGAGTAGCGGCTTTTGAGTTATAGACCTTTTGAGACTTTTTGCGCAGGTTACTGATGTTGTCAATAGCGCGGGCGCCAGTTATCCCCCCGCTAATCTTTTTGACCGCGTCGTCAATTAACGCTTGAATTTGATTTTGGCTAGTTACGCCGCCAATTAAATCTTCGTCGATAACGTCTTTTATCTTTTGAATTACATCGTCTGAACTTTGTAAAACTTCTATCTCACGGATTTTGTCGTATGGCTTAGCTGCTAACGCCCGTGCTTTATCAAACGGTGCTGAAGACGTTAACGCTTCTCGGTCTGATAGCCCCATCTCTTTTTTAGCTACGGAAGCGTATTTGGGTAAATTAGCTTCGGACAGAGTGTTGTGTAGCTCTGTAGGATCCGTGCTAAGCGCCAACATCTTGTTCATTTTGGTTGGGTTAGATATTGACGGGTCTAACGCAATGCCTAGCCTTTGCGCGTCTTTAGCCGCGTCAATCTGAGGCCCACGGGCAAAAGACTTTTCCGCTTTTGCGGCCATGCTTTCCGCTTTTCTAGCCTCTACCGCGGATCTAAAAGCATTTTTTACAAGATCAGCTTCAGCGCCTGCGGCCGCACGAGTACCTTGCAAACCCGCGCGTACAGATCCTGGCGCCCCCATGCCCATAGGCATTACTGGCGCAGCCTTAAGTGGTTCAATCGCTTGTCCTACGTCTTGCAACAAGGCTTGACTACCGGCGCTAGGCGTGTAAGTAAACCGATCCATTACTTCGCCCATCTTGCGCTGGCCCTGACGGATGGCTTCTTGCGTACCAAATTGAGGGCTAGTAGCAGCTTCGTACACACCGGCGCCAGTACCCATTAAAAACGCAGGTACAGAAGAAGCGGCAGACACAGCAGCGCCAGGTACGGCGGCTAACCGATCCATAACCGATGGCTCTCTAGCAGTCGGCATAGCGTCTGCCTGACGAATGTTGGCAAATGATGGCACTTCTCTAGCTCGCCGCGCGGCTAACGGATCTTGCGGCTGCGCGGCGGGCGCGCTTTCAAGCACAAAACCTGGCGGTAAAGATACCGCCGTGTTTTGCTCTGGTTGTTCTAAAACAAATCCTGGCGGTAGACGCATTATCCGATCCTATTGAGCAGGCGCCCAAGTAGCGCCGCCATCAGTAGACATAATTCGCTGTTTGGTTTGGGGGTTAACTGCAAACATAGGCTGACCCGCCGGCGATGCGGGTCTGCTTACCGCACCGCCACTTTTAATAGGTGTGTAAAACTGCGAATCTGCGTACTCAAGGTCATAAATTTCTCTTGCACGCGACGCGATCCTATCAAACCGTGCGCGGATCTCGTTCATTGTAGCTTTAGCGGCTTCTTCCCCCATTTCAGGTGATATAGCGGCAATCATCTGCTCAACAATAGGCCACTCTTGCACGGTCATCTGGCCAATTGAGCCGCCTTGCCTAATAAGCTCCAAGCCGGCAGACTTAAGCGTGCTTTTAAATGAATCAAGCTCTTTACGAAAATCCGTAGCCGCGCCAGGTAAAAATTGCCCTGCAAACTTTTCGGTGTACCCGCCAAAGTTGTAGCTAAACCCTTTTGCTTTTTTGGGGTCAAGAAGGCTGTCCAGCTTTTTAACACCTTCTTCCATTTTGTCAATAACAGACGTGGCGGCTTTGTACTCTTTAGTAAAGTCAGACTTTTGCTTTTTGAATATGTCGCTTCCAGGCACCGCTTCAACCGTTTGAGTGTCGGGGCGCCAACGCTCGCCTGGCCTAAGTTTAGGCGGCTCAACTTCACCAGACCCAGCCGCAGCAGGCGGTGTAATCCATTTTTTAGTGTTTGGATCGTAAATAGCGCCGCCTTTTCCAACGGTGATTGGCTTTTCTTCCTTAGGCTTCATCTGCGCGATTAGCTGATCCATACTAGCAGCGTGCCCCATAGCCCATTGACGAATTTGCTCAGGCGATTGCATCTGCGTGACCATTTGAATTTCGTCTGACATATCTTCGCCGGTAACTTGCTGCACATAGTTAAGTGCCCTAATGGCAAAGTCTGGCGTAGGGTTAGCCACTACAGACGTAGCGGCGCGTTTTATTACATCGCGTTGCTTTTCAGCAAAATCTAGCTCAGCCGTTTTTGACTTAGTTTTTTGCTCGCTATATTTGGCCCCCAACATGGGGTCTACGCGGCTAAGTTGCGCCGCGTAATCTGGCGCTGTTGGGTCTAACCCGCGAAGCGCCTGTCGATCAGCCAAGCCTTGCTGCGCCTCTTGCATCTTCAGTTGGTTTAACTGATTAGATTGCATAGCGTTTCTAAGCTGCAGCACATTGGACATCTGATTGATCGGCGATTCAATCTGCATGGGCTTAAAACCCATTGCTATGTTCGGGTCTAAAGGCATGCTAGTTCCTTACGCCATGTACGGCATATTGTTCATTAACTGTTGGTTCTGATAATAATTAAGCCCTTGCCCCAAAGCGCCAGACAGCGCGTTAGCCGCGCCCATGTAGCCAGACGCACGGGCGTTGCCAGCCATCATGCCTATATTGCCGGCGTTGGTGCCGTATTGCGCTGCGGCGTTGGATAAATTTCCAGCCGCTGTTTGTCCAACGCCAGCCAACGCAGACAGTCGGTTATAGCCTGTAGCTTCTCTTTGCACTCTTGCTTCATATTCAGTCAAAGCGCGGTTATAAGCGTTACCATACTCTTGCGACGCAAGGTCTTGTCCAAAACGTTGACCCGCTTTTAGCGCGTTGCCTGAGATTAAACCGCCACGGGCCGCAGCCCCGCGATCCATAGCTTTTATTCCCTCTGACAATCTAAAAGCGTATCCAGGATCTTGCGTTAAATCTACTTTGCCGCTAAATGCTTCTGGCATGTTACCTCTAGTAGTTTGCATTTCGCTTAGCGCGTTTACGCCAGCCTGACGCCAAGGCTCTTGCAATTGGTTTTGCTCTTGAAACATTTTGTACTGAAGATCACGGGCTTCTCTAGCCGATTGCGCCTGAATGTCTGCCGCTTTATCGGCAGAATATGCGCCTATAGCTGCATTACCAGCCATACCTAAGTAAGGTAAATAATCTGAAAAACCACCCCCAGCACCGCTAGCTAATTGCTGCAAATACCCAGGATCCATCTGCTGATATTGAGGCTGGCCCATAGCGTTCATGCCCATGTACGCAAGCCCGCCGTTAATTAGCGCGTTGCCAGCCCACGCTGAACTACCCGCGCCCAAAGCCCCGTACTTGGCGACCTCGGCCATGCCGGTCGCCGCCCCAGCCCCTGCGGTAGATGCCCCCGCGCCCGCTAAGGCGTTATAGCCTAGATAACCAATCCCGCCTAACGCAGCCGCGCCTAACCATCCACCAGGCACAACTTTACGAACGGTTTGGTCAATCTTTCGGCCAACGGATTTAACGGTAGACACTACTTTGCTGGCTACTTTTTTAACCCCTTTGGCTACTTTTTTAACGACTTTGCTCATGGCGCACGCTCCAATGTAATCTCACCATCTTCGTTAGCAACTTCTTTAAAACCAAAAAATTTGGCTAGCCGTAACGACTTATGGTTATTCTCATTAACACCTATTTCCAACGTACCGTATATCTTGGACATGTCATTTAAATACTTGGTAAGCTCACCGCGTATATTCCATTTTCCTTGACGTTCGGGTACTACATATAAATCAAATTCGGGGCCGTCCGATATAAACACCCCACCATCAAATATTTTTATGTCTAAATTTTTCTCAATATATTTTCTATTGGCGTTTGTGCATTCAATACCTTCATACTTTTTCATTGTGTCGCATATGACCGCCCAAACTGAATCTGGTATCTTACGTCTCTTAGCCATTACGACACCTCTCGACCCGACACCCTTATGTTAACGGCAGACGCTGTGCCTGCGATAGTAGAAATAAAGCCGCTAGGCGCTAATACTTGACCAACTAACTCAGGAAACGTGTATGTCTCTGACGGCTGCAAAGTTTTAGCTTTAACAATCAAGTTAGCATCAGCGGCAGAGCCTGTAGCTGTTACCAGATTGACGCTAATTGTAGCGGCGTTAACAGAATAGTTAGTGGCCGTAAACTTGTCAATAATCGTCGTTACACCCGTAGCGGTGTACTGCGTTGTCTGCGTATTCTCAGCCGTTTTGGCAGGAACTAATACTTTTACGGTTACCGTCATGATCTATCCTTTAGGTTTTCATAATATACGCCAAGGCGTAGTAGGGCGGCAAGTTGGCGTTGGTGCCCGATGACCCTGTGCTAGCCGTTGTGCCGGACACCGTGTGCGTGTGCGCGCCTGCCGACTGGATAGCCTCATTGTTAGTTATAGAGCCATCGCCGCTGTAGCGGGGGACTTGACCGCCACCAGCCGTAGCCTCGGTCTTTGACAGTAGCGTGTGGGTGTGCGCGCCATCTGAGGCCGTGGTGGCGCTAAATGTGTGCGTGTGCGACACAGCAATGGCGTCAGCGCTGCCGCCCGTCGCCGCTACGTTATAGGTAGCCCCAGCGCCTACAATAAAGCGATTGCGCAGGTCGGGGGTGCCGTTTGACCCGTTGCACAAGGCCCAGCCTTCAGGGATGCTAACCACTGAACCCGACCAGAGCATAATCATGCCAGGCACAAACGAGGTGCCACCGCCACCGCTACCAGTACCGCCGCCGCTAACGTTATCCACAGACCACAGCTCGACGTTTTCGGCGGTCGCTAGGACGAACTTATATTTGCCAGATGCTAGCCAAACCAAGGCTTCGCCACGGGAATCAAGAATAATTGGGTTGGTGTTGTATACGTTACCTATCTCGTTAAGAAAGGTATCCTTAGGCGTGGTCGTACCCGCCTCGTAGGTGTATAGCTTACCGCCCACCAAAGGCAGGCCGTTGTTATCAAAAAACTGTAGTTTTGGGGGTAGGCTGAGTAACGCCATTTGTGTTGTCCTTTACACTATGCTCGTAATGACACCATCGACGACCGTTATAGTCTCGCCAGATTGCGCCGTGAATGATCCAGACGCGCCCGTGGTAGCTATTGTAATGGCTCCGTCTGCGTTTGTAACCTCTATATTGGCCCCTTCGGTCAATAAATTATTTTCCCACCGTTGTTGCGTTGCGTCATAAATAAGGATTTGCCCTGCCGCTGGCCCCGTGCCGTTAATGCGTACGTCGTGCAGGTTATTTAGCGATTCGCCTGTTTTCATACGAACAAAAATAGACCCTGCGCCTCCTGAGGCGGCGTTAACGACCACGGCTATTGGTGAGTTAAAGGCTGGAGCTTCAGGCTCTACCTTAGTTAGCTCGCCTGGGTAGGCAGGGTCAAAGTACAGAAGATCGCCGCTAGCCCACGTCTCGGGCACCGTCTTGGTAGACCCCGTGGTATCAAACCCCCTAACCAAGCCAAAATTAGTAACGTACGCAAAATCATTGTTATCCGCGTCTTGGGCAATAATCCCCATCATGTACTCGTACGGCAGCGAACCGTCGGATATGGCCTTGGCAAAAGTTAACTTGCCTGATGTGCCTATAACGCCGGTAAACATGCAGGCTGACCCCATAGCGATGCTGCCGCCTGAGGTGTTCTTGGCGTAAAAAAGCGATTCTTGTCCAACTTGCAGCACGACGTCGTTGTTTAGCCCAACGTCTAACGTGCCGTCGTCCGTGTTCCACGCCAAGGTAGCTGGCGTGTAGACGACCTCTGGCGAGGGGTCAGGATTAAATACTAGCCGGCGTACATTGTCCTCGTTGACCGACGCCAAGGTGCCTAGCTCCGGCTGAATAGCCAACTTTAGCGCTTGGATCTGCTTTTCTAGTTCCGCAATCTGCGCGGTTAAAAACTCTACACTAGGGGTTTTCCCTAATGCTTCAACATTTTTTTCTAGTTCAGCAGCTACAGACCCGTTTTCAGCGGGCGACACTATATCTGGGCTAAAAGGAACCGGCAGCGGCGCCAAAGAGGTAAAAGCCGCAGCGTCTAACGCCTGCTGAACCGCGTCGTCTATCTCATTTTGCAGGTCTGGAATGGTCGTCGGGCTAGCGCCAGCGCCCGTTAAAACAAACAGGTTTGTGAAGTACCGATACCACTCCCGCGTTACATAGCCCGTGTTTTCGTCAACAATAGGGACGCGCGGCTGCGGGATTATGGTTATGTTTTGATTAGCCATTGGTCGGGCTAAGTTTCAGTTCAGCGCCCATGATGGCTATTTTTACTGGGTCAGTACCCGACACCTCGTAGACCCGATCGCGTAGCTTGCCGGTCATGCCAAGGCGACGCCAGATGACGCGGGTGCCGTACTCACCCTTGGCGCCCATAGACGCCCAGTGCTCGTTTGACCAAGTATGGCCGCCATCATCTGACCATCGCAGCATAATTTTAGCCACTTCCTCATTGCCGTAGACGTTAAAGCCACCAAAGGGTTTGCCGCCTAGCACCTGAATACGCCAGTTAACATCCATGCCGGCCTCGACTAAAAACTTAGCTGTGGTCGTGGCGACTGTATACGGCACGGTGTAGCGATCGCTTTGCAGGCGCAGCAGGATCTGGTCGCCTTTAATGTAGAAAAAAAGAATGTCTGAAGTAGGAATCTGCAACGGGCGCTTATCGTCCAGCCTAACCTTAGCGCTTACGGCTTCTGGAAACGATGAGATGACTGACTGCTGTACCAGCGTGTCGTACCAGTATAGGCGCAGCACTTTGTATTGCACGTACGCGATTGTGGGCCGCATTAGCTGATCGAATGTCAGCGACACTTCGGTAACGTCTGGCAGGTTGCTAAGAATAACCGTCTTAGTCGGGCTATTTTCAGGCCGCACCCATATTTCATTGTTTTCGTACCCGCACTCCCATACCTGAACCTGATGGCCTTGGGACGCATCGTTCAAAGCGATGCCACCAAGCTCCTTGTCTAGCAAAGGT